CGGTTGCCCTCGGCTTCGGGGTTGGCAAACACGGCTTTGGCCCAGGCCATGCGCTGCGCGTGATTTCCGACGCTGGTCAGTTCGCTCCTCACCTTTTCGGCGGCGATGACGCAGGCCACGCGCACCTTCTGGCGCAGCGTGTCATTCGAGGATGCGGTCAGTAGTTCTGCGTAGGTAGCCATGTGTTAGGTCGGTTGATTGACGTTGTAATCGTGGGCGGGAACGTCGAACGGGTTGCCCGAGGTGACAGCCTGGTTGCTCGTTTCGTCCGTGACCCACAGGGCATTGCCGGCCGCGTCGAGGTGTCCCACGTGCAGGTCATAGCCGGCCGCGCCGGCGGCGATGGTGGTGTTTGCCGCGCCCGTGGTTTTCGCCGCACAGGTCAGCTTGCGTCCGTTGGTGCCTTGCGCGCCGAGCGTGTAATCGGTGGTCGATACCGCGACTTCGGCGATGTTGTTGGTGGCAATCGTCGCTGCGCTGTCGCCCACGGCGTAGGCTTTCAGCATCACGAGCTTGACCGCGTTGGCCTTGATGACAGCAGGGCCGCCATCGAGGACGGCAGATGTGGCGTATTTTGGCATGGTTTATTCCGTTGGCTGTTCTTCGATGCCGCCGCCCTTGATGGGCTTGGCAATCATGCCGTCATCGACAGGGACGGGTTCTTCGCTTGGTGCCGGCTCGGCGTCGGCGGTGGATGCTGCTAGCGCGGCGAACAGCATGGCGTTGCACTCGGCGAGCGTGGACTGACGCGGGGCACCTTCCTGCGCCTGCTCGGGCAGATCGGTTTTGACTTTCTTGACCATGAATCCTCCAGATATGGAAATGCCGGGCTTCGTGAAAAGCCCGGCACGGGTGGCGGTGATTAGCCGTTGGTCTTGATGGCGACGAACTTCACGGCCTTGCGCTCGTAGACGCGGCTCCAGTTGGCGACGTTGAGCAGCTCGGCGTCGGTCGGCGAGACGCCAGCCATCGATGCATTGGTCCAGGCGATGCCGCGCGGGTGCAGAATGAAATGCTTGCGCTGGTACAGGGTTTCCTGACCTTCGCCGTTACCGGCTGCCTCGTTGCGGACAACAGCGGTCGGCATCTTCGGATTGCCTTCGCCGTAGCCAAGCGCGCCGGCGCCGAACAGGTACGAGGTGTACGTGATGCGGTTGGTGCCCATCACGGCCGGGCAGCCGTCGTCAACGATGACGGTGTAGCCGAGGTACGTGCCGAAGCCCACGTCAGCCGAAGCGGCCGCGTTGTAGATGATGACGTTCTGCTTTTGCAGTTCGGTGTAGACGACCGAGTGCATCACGATGGCGGTCAGTTGCTTGGCCGCGTCGCCCATCGTCTGCTTCGCCATCAGCACGGCGGTCGGGCTAATCTTCTCGCCAGCGGCAGGAGTGCCAACAGCATCGGTGGCGATGTTGTAGACCATGTCGCCCGCGTTGCCGGCCACGTTGTCGGCGATCACGCCGTCCAGCGTTTTAATCAGGGTCGTCTGCATGTCGCGCGCCCAGTAGCCGCCGACCAAATTGGCGATCGCGCCCATCGGGTCGGAGCCTGCCATCAGGCCAGCCAGGTCCATCGCGGTCCACGAGTCGTTGCGGAAGTGTTTGACCGCCATATCCTTGCCGGCGCCGATCTTCTTGGCGGTCGACAGGGCAGCCGGATCGTCCGAGCCGATGTTCGAGCGGCCGGTCAGGTCGTTCCAGAACGGCATGTTGAAGTAGTTCGACGGGCCTTTGGCGAGGGCGTCGATCTGCGGATCGCTGGAGATGATGCCCGAGCGGAACAGGGCCGATTGCGCCATCGTTTCACGGATGACGTACGGGTTGAAGACTGCGGGGACGATCACATCGGCAAGACGGGTCATAATTTACTTCCTTATTCGAGGGTGACGCCGTGTTCTGCTGCCATCTGGCGAGCCAGCGTCGGATTTTGGAGGAACAGTTTTCCCTGTTCGGTTACATTCTTCGTGGTCGGGTCGAATGGATTGACCTGGCCGGTGCCGCCTTTGCCGCCTGCCGCGCCGCCGCCCGAATTGACCGGGGCAGCAACGAACGATTTGCCGTCGTCGCCGATGGCCCAGTCCTTGACGAACTGTGCAAGCGGCTTGTCGCCGATCACGGCCACACGGCTCTCGCCGTCGATGGTGACGGCCGGCTTGAACTCGTCGCGGATCATCGCGGCGGCTGCCTTGATAAGCTTTGCATCAGTGACGCCGGCTGCGGTCAGCGCCTGCGTCAAGCCATCGTTAATGAGCAGCCTGGCGGTGTTGGCCTGCTCGGCTGCGTAGTCCTTGGCGAGCTTGTCGGCGGTCGTGGTGGCGGCCTTCAATTGCTTCGATTGCTCTGCGAGCTGCGCTTGCGCTTTCTCAAGCTCGGCTTCCACGCGGTCGAGTTCAGCGGGGTCCACCTCGGCGCCTTTCTTGGCCTTCTTCACTTCGGTCAGCAGTTCGCGGTTCTTTGCGACCAGCGGAGCCGTAGCTTTCTCGATGGCTTCGTCAAATGCGGCTTTGGTGTCTGGATCGTTGATATCGAATGGCATGGTTTCCCTCGGGGAGTTGGCGCGGCACAGCCGCAATGAAAGTTGCCCGCACACAATGCGGGTATTGCCGTAATTCTATAACACAATAAGATGCATTTGAGAAATTCTTAAGATAACGCTTGACGCGGTATAGTTATTTGTCCATTATTCATGGCATTGCTGCGCGCCGCGCGGCTCAATAAAGGACCAACATGATTTCCATGTCATTGCTCGTTGCGCTGTATTTCGCCCCATCGCTCATCGCCAAAAGCGGGCGCCGCGCGTCCGTGTTCGTGCTTAACCTGTTCTTCGGCTGGACCTTGATCGGCTGGGCGGTGGCGCTGTTCCTGGCGGTCAAATCGAACGAGGTGAGTGCATGAACGCGCACCAGCGCCGCATCAAGCGCCGCCACAAGCAAGCAATCGGAACGTTTGTCAATGGCCTGTTTCGGAACCACTACCGCAAGGCGGGAGAGCAATCCCGCGACCATCTAGCCCGCGTCAGCGCGCGTACAATCGCTTTAGTTCCTTGAGCGTCAGCGGGCGCCCGTTCTGGTCGAGCAACTGTGTCAGCGTGATTTTCTTGTCACGCCACAGTTGCGCGCGGCCTGGCCCGAGCAGGTCATCGGCGAAGGCATCGCCCTTGCGCTTGATGAAGGCGTCGAAGCTCATGTCGGCAGCAACCGGACCGCCTGTGGCGCTGCGGGTAGTCGACGGGAACTCGGGCAGGTCGAGTCCCAGTTCCTTGAACGTTTTCGTGACGGGCACCATGAGGCTGCGGCAGTTCCAGTGCCTCGGGGTGCCCGTTTTCGCCCCTTTCGGGCTGATGAATGGCAGCGCATTCGGCGCGACGGGCTGGTACTCGTCGCCCACTTTCTTCCACTCGGCCCCACTGTAGGCGACGCATACGGGTGTGGTGTGGCTATCGAGCGTCGATAGCTGGCGCACGCCCTTGATGACGTCGTCGTTGGCATCGAAGGTGTCATGCCGCGCCGCGTTGGCGACGGTCTGCACACTGGTCTGCACCAGCGCCGCGACGTTCGCGCGGGTCGCCTGCATGAACCCGCCCGTGTAGTTGTAGACGCGCTTGCCATCGACCATGTTGAACCCGCTGGCCTTGCCGCGCATCCTCTGGATGATCTGCGCGTTCGTTTCGCCCTGCGCCAGCCCCTGCTGTAGCGCGCCCTTGAATCGAAACACGGTATCGCCCGCCTGGCGCCTCCACCAGTCGGCAGAGGATGCGCCGTCGATCAGCGTATTGTCGACCAGGCGCTTGAGCTTGGCATCGGTCGGCATGTTCGGCTCGACCACCCCCTGAAACGCCTTGCCGAGACTTGCGACAATGGCCGCAGCTTCGATCCTGCCGACTTCGCGCATGGTTTCCGCCATCACGCTTGATGTCTCGCCATACAGGCGCTCGATCGTTTCCTGCGCCTGCCTCAGCAATCGCGCCTTGTCCTCGCGCGCAATGGCAGTGATGGGCTTGCCCGAATAGACCAGCAGCTCGACAAGTTCCTCCTCCATCGTGCGCAATATGCGCAGGACGTTGGCCCGCTCGGTGGCGGTAAAGCGCATCAAGGCAATCGAACGGGTGAGTAACGCTTCGGCGATATCCTGGTCTTTGGGCGTCATGGCTTAGGCGAAGTCCTCGGCGTCGTTGGTATTTTCGGTAGCGGCCGGTAGGGTGGGCGGGGCGCTTTCGATTTTGGTTTCTTCGGTTTCAAAGTCCGTTCCATCGCCGATCACCCCGCCTTTTTGCAGTTTCTGGAACAGCGCCTCTTTGCTGATGGCGCCGTTCTGCCAGGCAGCGACAAGCGCCGTCAGTTGGTCGCCCGACAGGTTGGCCGGCATGAAGTCCTGATTGACTTCGACCACGACGCCGCCGGGGCCGCCGGCCCATTGCTCGAACCAGCTCAGCACGCGCGAGAACCCGAGCGACAGCCGCTGCGCCTGCGCCTGCAATGCCGACTGCTCGCCCGAGCGGTGAATACCTGCCGCTTCGGCCGATTCCACGCCCGATTTCTGCGCCTCCAGCATGCGCGCGCCGAGCACTGCCATCTGCTGCTCTTTCGATGCGATACGGTTTTCCAGTGCGCCCAGTCCCTGCCCCGCGTATTCGAGCATGCCGATCTTGCTGTTCGGGTCGGCAAACGTCCACAGGTTGCCGCCGCCGATGTGGAACGTCCTCGTGATCTTCTGCCCGGTCAGCGGATCGAATTCATCCGACAGGCCCGTGGCGTACGGCTGCGGCAGGGCGGTCATGTGCGCTCCGTGCTCCAGGTCCGCGCTCGACTGGTAGTGACTCACGTTGATGTGGCCGAGGTCTTCCAGCGGCGGCAAGCCATCGCCGAACACCTCGAATGGGATTTCTTTCAATGGCGCATTGTTCATCAGCGGGAAGCGCTCGGAGCCTTCGACAAGGATGAAATTGCCCGTCGCCTTGTCCTTGCGGTACACGCGCTGGCGATAACCGTGCAGGCCGGGCACGTACTCGAACAGGTCGAGCACGCGCCAGCGATCCTCGTAGGCGGGCGCGAACTGGTCGCCGCCGACGATGGCCTTTTCTTCCAGCACGACGAGCGACAGGGTATTGCGGTTGTTGATCCACGACCACGACCAGTTGATGATGTCCTCGGCACGGTACATGGCCAGGTGCGGCCGGATGTTCATATTCTCGGCCTGGCCGCGCGTCATGCCGGCGGTGCTGGTGGCCGGGTAGTCGGTCAGCACGCCGACGCGTCCCACGGTTTCTTCTTCGAGCGCGCATTCCTGCATGAACAGGTCAATCGGCTTACCCGACTTCGTGACATCGGTAAGCATCAGCGTAATGGCCTGCGATGCCGTGATCTTCGGCGCCTTCCTGAACAGCATGCCGACCAGTGCCTCGATCGTGCGCCAAGTCGCGTTATAGAACGGCGTGCGTTTCAAGCGTGCCTCGTAGGGCTTGCCGGCTTCCTCCGTCAGGCGTGGCAGGTACGCTTCGGCTGCGGCGTGAATGGAGCGTTGGCCGCCGGCCAGGTCGCGCATCATCTGCCAGGCGGGCGCCTGCTTCGTGTAGTCGGGGTGTTTGCTATCGATGGGCATTTATTGTCCGCTCATAGGTGCGCGCCCAATGCCACGGGCGGCAATCGGGAACATTTTGGTTATGTAATATCCGGCCGCGTCGTTCGTGTGATCGAACCCGCCTGCCTTGTCTGGTTCGCCACGCTCGTCATACGCCTGCTTTTCAAGGCATTCGGTATAGGTCGGGCAAGCGCTCAGGTTGATCTTGTAGCGCCCGGTGCTGAACTGCTGCTCCATGCACAGGATGCGGTCGCGCACGCGCGGGTTGACGGAATTGACGATGACGGAGAATCCCGCCTTGCGCAGCAGGGACAAGTCCGTTTCGCTCGCGCCCTTGGTGCTGCGGTTCTGGCCGGATGCGTCGGGGTAGACGGCAATCGGGCGGTTCGGATACTTGGCCTTGATGGCGTCGATCATCGTTGGCGTATCGAGCAGGTTGCAGAACTCGTCCAGCGCATACGGGCAGCCAGCGCGCACCACATGGACAACAGCGGCCATCGCCCCCACGTTGAAGTCCATTCCAATGTGCAAGTATTCGCCGGGCTGGATCGCTTCGTCCGTAGCGTTGCGTGCGCGGTTAAAGCTCGGGTAGACATTCCCCGTCGTCAGGTTGACGAACTGCCCGCGCAGGTAGGCTTCGATTAACTGCGGCGGGTAGGACGCGACCAGCGACGGGATATAGTCGTCAGGCAGGTTCGCCGCGTTGTCGTAGGTGCTGGCCTGAACCAGGCCATACATGGCGGCTACTTCGGGCTTTTTACGGGGCTGCTCCACGAACTGCTCGTAGGTGAATTTGAAACCCTCGGGCGTGGTCGTGATGTCGATACCGTTGAGGACGCCGGGCGCGTTGTAGCGCATGCGGGCAATAATCTTGCGCCAGGCGCGGCGGGCCTTGTCGGCGTTCATGATGTCGATTTCATCGATCAGCGCGCGGCCGATCTTGAAGCCGACGATACGCTCGGGGTGTTCCATGCTGCGGCAGATGGTCGTGCCGTAGTACCAGCGCCCGACGTAGAAATGCACCTCGCGGTTCGATTCGTTGATCTTGACCTGCATGCCGTGCAGGTGCGCGACTTCCTCGATGGTCGGGTAGAAGATGTCCCGAAT